GAAGTCGGCGAAGGGGTCAGTCGTTTCTTCCTTCTGCGTTTCCTCCTGCACGTCCGGCTTGACGGCGTCCTTCATGGCAACCACTTCCGAGACAATATTGTCTAACGCACCCTCGGAAGGGAACGTTCGGATATCGGCCATAGTGAAGCCGGCCTTAATGGCGCGAGTGATTGCCTCATCGCCTATCGTTGACTTCTCTTCATCTCCCGCTCCATCTTCCTTTGCCTCGTCCGCTGCCGGAGTTTCCTCTTTTGTCTCATCTCCGTCAGCATCCAGAGTACCGCCCTCAGTTTCGAGTTTCTTATCGTCCGGATCTGTTTTCTCTTCCGATGGATCGGACTGTTCGGTATTGGTTGATTCTGCTTGTTGATTTGGGTCATCGGCTGCACTCACTTCGGGAATGCTAGTTTCGATTGCGGCGTCGATTGCTGCGGACAGTTCTGCGTTTACGGACATTTTTGTTCTCTCTCAATTAACAAAAGGACTTGCGATCATGAAGGCCACGCACCTTCAAAGCTCTTTTCCGGTGTTGGGCATTGGTGTAGATGGGGTTACCATCACGCGACACCTCGGTGGGCACGCCACGCCCTTTGAGGTGATCTCTTAGTTCCTGTGCCTGGTCAGGATGCACGCCAGAAGCGTAACACTCAATCGGCCAGCCCTGCGCGTGCGGGATGTTCGGGCGCTCGGCACGATAGCTACGATTGGCTATCACGCCTTCCTCTACCTCAACGGACTGTGGCGCTTCGCCCATGTGAAAGAATCGTTCGATAATCTTTCCGTCTGGGGTTTCATAACAATAAGTTGGCATAGTCTATGTGCTCTCCGGCAAAACATTCGATCTGTTTACTACTATATCCGTGGAATCAGTTTCCTAGCCGGTGACCCTGCCAAGCGAAGCCGCCTCCGACTGCTGGGGCTGTCCACCTAGGGCCGCTTGCTGTAGGATCTGGCTCTTACCATGGGCGGATGCACCCGGACGGTTGATGCGTTCGTAGGTGCGGGTGGTTTCTTGCGGCGCAGCCGGGGGTTCTTCGGCTGAAGCCCCGTTATCCGGCTGTGTAAATTGCACAACCTCAGCTAATTCGGGTAAATTCGCATATTTTGCCACAAGTTGCAGAATGGCTTGCGCGTTAACTATGCCACCCTGCTTTTCAATCAGTGGTGCCAACGGCATAACGTAGCTTTGCATCACCATGCTCAGCTTCTGGAGCTTGACACCAGGGGAGTTGTCTTGCAGGGAATATACATCAATGTCAAGGTCGTAATTTTCCAACTTCCCCTTACGCTGCCTGCGGCCCCAGGGGATGGATATCTTGATATCCGTCTCGGGTATAGGCTTCTGAAGTGTCCGCTTTTTGATCGGGTCATTCCACTCGTAGTAGGCCAGGGCTTTGAAAACGAGCTTGATAGCCTTAATGGTCTCGTCAGCCATATCTTTCATCATGGCGCTGGCTGCTTCGCCGAGTAGCTTCTCCTGGCCGACAGTGTCAGACATGGGGGAGAGACCGCCCAATGTGTCGAGGTTGCCGGCGAAGTACGAGTACAGGTCGCGACACTGTAGGAAGAATGCTAGGTTGCTTTGGTCAATACCGCCAGCCGAAAGGTTTGTAGGCGGTTGCCCCTGGAAGGATATTCCTTCACCATCCTTCGCGTCTCGGAAGTTCTTAGCGCCCTCGTCATTGCCACCCGCGAAGGCAGCGACATTCTTCTGCGATTCGGCTTGCCGGCCAAGCTTCCGAAACAGCTTGTTCGCTAGCTCGTGCAGATCACGCCACACGGAAACTGGGGGCAGCGGTAGGATGTTACCCGGCACCGGGGAGAAGCCCAGCTTGATGTACGGGCCATCTGCGGGGCCTTTCCATTTGACTATGTTTAGCAGCTTCTTACTCGTGACCGCGTAGGTGACGAGGAGCTTTTCGCCTGGCAGCCAGACATCGCGGAGCCAAATCTTTTCCTTGTATAGGCTGGCGGTACTGCCTTGGGTGACGCCTTCCGCACGCTCTTCCCCATTGGGGCCGGACAGCGTATAATCGTCTGGCTTGAGATCGGCCTTATTCTCTTTTGGTATCCAATCCGCATTCAGTACCTCATCGAAAGACAGCCAGTAATCGTTGCCTTCGTATTGGATCGCACTCTGACGCTTGGCCGACAGATCGAAGAAGTAGTCGTCCATGGTGATGACGTCGACGAAGGGCTCGCCGTAGTCCTGGCCTAGAACCTGCCCGCGAGTACAGAGCCCCACCTTAACGATACCCATTGAGAACATCGCTTCCGTAACGAACTTCTTCAGCGTAGCGTCGAGCTTGATCTCATCCGGGATCTGGTTGATAGCTAGCTCTTCGTTGGCAGCGATTGGACGCAGGTCGGGAACGTTAGTCGAGATCATCACTCGCGGGGAGCACGGGGCAAGCTGCCGAACGTAGATGTCAACGGCCAGCTTCTGGAAGTTCACGGGGACGACCTTCTCAGAGCCGCCGTCCGCATAGTGCGAGCCAACCAATTGTGTAACCGCTTCGACACGCTTCTTTCGTGGCGTTTCGAGTTCCTTTATGCTCCACTCGATAGACTTCTGTAGCCGATCAAGTTTCTTTTCGCTGAGTAGTGATTTCATAGCCATCCGTCTCCTAATTTATCGTCTTGTTTACTGCGTTTAACTTCATCTTGCATCTTCCGCCTCCATGCCAGGGAGCCATGCGGAACTTCCGGCTTGTCTTGGTCACGCCTCTTCATTGACCACTCCCCTATCCCCTTCCATGCTAAGGCGTCCGCAATCGCACGGTCGCCGTGATTACTCTTAGCCCCGGATGGATCGTCCTTGTCGTTGGCCCGGGCGTGCGATACGCCGCCTTGCGGATCGTGAATGTATTCCAAGCACTCTTCCAGGGCTAACCTGGATCGGTTCACGCATACGGCCTTTTCAATTGCCGAGCGGTAGTCGCCCATCAGCACGAGCTTGGTCTCTTTTGTCGACGCCCATCCTGGGACATCTGACACCTTTTTGGTAATGGACTCGTCATTCTTACGGTAGTAGATGTTGCTGTAGCCAAGCTCGATCACGCGGGAACCGAACTGACGCCCGGGGCCGTTGTTCTCCCATATCAGGAAGGCGTTGCCCATCCAGCGTGCCATGGCAACCGCTTGTCTCGCAAACTCTTCCGGTCGGACGTACGGGTTGACGTATTCGAGAACCTTCTCCTTAGTTACGACATCCCAGCCGGCTAGGCAGGAGTTCGACGCACCCGTACCGGCAGAGATGTCTGCGGCCAGCGTCATGCGGTGTTCTGTGGGGATGTTGTTCTCTCTGTCTAGCAGACACCAGAGCGAGAGGTTCCCTCTATCTTCCTCGCGGAAGCGGATCGGCTCGGCTGTGGCGCCATCGTACTCCAGATGTCCGACAGTGACAGCCGGGCGGGCGAACTGCGTAACGGCCTTCTGAACTGCATCAGCGGAGAAGAATTGCCAACCGGAGCCGAGATAGTCGATGTCAAGCTCTTGGGCGATTTCCTTGGGTGACGCAACCCGCTTGCATTCCCCATCGTACCAAGGTGACCGCAGCTTGCCGTCCAAGATAGGCTGGTAATTCTCAGGGTAACCGTCCGGGATAAGGACGACTAATTCCCCATCAGTTCCAGTAGTATAGAGTCCTCGATTCTTGAGGGGGTGGGCAGACCAGTGGAATCGCAACTTTTTAATATCTGTGAGGGACATCTCGTAATAAGCGTTACCAGTCCCTTCAGGAGTGGAGTTGAAGAGCCTACTGTTAGTCGCGTCACGAGTAGAACTGAGCACGGCTCGCCCTTGCTCCACGGCGGCAAACTCATCGAGAAGGATAGCTGTTCGTCGGTCACCACGAGCGACACGCCCGGTTGTTGATTCGCCATCTATCACGCTCCCATTGTGCGGATTCTTGATATGTAGACTTGTACGGCAACTCTTATTATCAGGGTGATAACCGGGCGGCAACAGCCAAGGCGGCATGTTGCGATGCATGAAGTCAACCTTCCACATCAATGACTTGGGGTTATCGTTCTTGTCTACGTAATCCTCCGTACGAGATACGAATAGGAAAGACTGCAACGGCAAAAAGTGCCAAGACCATTCCGGCACGACGACACAAATCCATGACGCCCCCATGTCGCGGCTCTTCTCGATAAGCAGGTCGTGGCTACCGATGGCGCGAACGATCTCCAAGATGCCCTCATCCTGAAACCCGTACGTTATCAGCGGAAGCTTTGTGTACGGCTCGCGGCGTGGGTCATACGTCCAGACGAAAGCGTTAATGTAGAAGAGGATGTCTTTCGAGCACGCATCCCACAACACATCCGCATAACTGGGATCGTCGATCACAGCCTGGATGAGCTTCTGCCGGTAGCGAAGGTTCGCTTCGATTTCCTTCGGTACACGCTTGTAAAACGGGGTGTTAGCTTTCACTGGGGGCTCATTTTGCGGTTGCGAACATAGATGTCGATGCACTTTTGACAACAGAAATGCAACTCCGGCGTTTCGTCGCATGTTGCGAAGACGTGGCCGTCGCGGGTAATCGGGCGACCGCAGGTCTTGCAGCGAGGGATCGGATTGGTATCGCTAAACTTCGGTTGGTTCATCTGTGCTCTCTAAGGCGGTTAACATTCGGTCAATCTCTTTGATGTTCCGCTCGCCGCTGTGGCGAGACTTTCGGAGTGCTTCCTGCTCGTCGTCGCATTTCGATTCGACTTGGTTGTAGCGGTTCAGGAAGTCCTTTGGTTCTTCGATAGCCTGTCGGTACAGGAACCAGGCGGCATCGTTCGGACAACTTTGGGGAGATTGGCTGGTACGGAGATACGCACCGGCTCGCTCAATAGCCCACCGGAGATTGGCACGGTGAGACTGTTCAATGCCTTCGCACGCGACTGCTCCAGGTTTTGTAAGTCCGCCCGCTTCAAGAGCGCCCGCAAGTGTTCCAGGTCGCCGAGGCTCAGCAGGGCGCTCTGGAGCGGGTGAGGTGTAGACATCATTAAAGCTGTACTCTTTCAGTAAGCGGACAAGGCAAAGGAAGTCCTCGGAGGCTAAGACCGTGGCTTTCTTCGCAGTCATGTCTTGGGAGCGGAAGGCTTCGATCTTGTCGAGCCATTGGGTATGAAGCTGGTCACCTCGATCCTCGCGTAGAAGGGTGGACTTCGCGCGGACGGAGAATTCTTCAATGCTGGTTGATTTCTTGGCCATGTAATCCAGTATGCGGCTGGCCGGCGAGATGACGGTCTGGACCCAGCCAGGTGACGGGTTGCGTGATACTGGTATCTCGGGTGGTGTACAGGTGGGCGGGACAAAAGAGTTGCTCTGGCGACCGGATCCGTATGCTCTGGGGAACTCTTTTGTCACAGAGAGGTGGCTGTGGATTTAGGGAATGGAGCGCAATTAGAGCGCGGATGAAACGTGATTGAAGTTCAGAAGATTATTCACGAGAAGAGGGGTGTTTTCGTGAACTGGCTGGCAGACTGCCTATACGTATCATGGGTGGCAGGTAGTGTAGTCTGGCCGTGACGCAATTTCGTAATTCCGACTGGCGGTGCGGACAGGGGGGAATCTGTCCAGGTAAATTTATCTGAACAGATTCGTGCTCCGCAAATGCGCAACGGCTTGCGCTTTTAGATACTTATCATTCGTGCGGATATGCACATATCAAATACCGTGCCAAACGGATTCCTTCCCTGGGGGTGCCGTCCAGTTAATAAGAGGTACTTAGGGCACGAGGAGGGCGATTCGGCGGCTACGGATTTGACTGGGCCGGATTCGTCGTTGCGCGGGGCCGGCCAAGATTAAGAATAAGGACTTACGTCAATTACCCCGCTAATGGAGCAGAGGGGTTCGAGGGGTACACCATAAGTCAGCCCTGGGGGGTATCATTTACTATCACTCGGGCGGGGTAAAAGGGGGCTCTTGCTTATGATGGTCGCACCCCCTATAGGAGTCTATAATTTTCCCAGCGCATATTTTCACTTACGTCGGCGCTGTGTGCTCGCCTGTGAGCTGCCGGCCATGTAGGCTGACTGGGGCCCCTGTAGCAATTAGAGGCTCTGAGATGGTCGCCTGGGGGCTCTGGGCGGGATCTGAGTATTTGGCGTAAGTAGGTGGAGGGGCTAACTTAATAGTACGATGGCAATCGACCCGGGGGGTGTGGTTATACTTCTGGACCTGTTGGGGCCCCCTATGCACTCTTAATTACTACGTATGCCCCCTGATCTAGCGTCATATGTTCCTATTCTATGGCCCATGAGTAATACCCATAGGCCACGGCACACCCACGAGGGGAAATGGGTATAGCTAGACCTTACCCCTCCGAGATAGCCCCACCTCCACACCTGTATTCAATCAGACATCATTTACACCTCCACCTGCATACACATTGACCACACTACACACCATCACACACGTATTACCCACCATGCACACCATCTACTCGCATCCAGCCCTATCACACCTCGCATCCTAAGCCCTCGCATATCTAGCAGGTGTCAAACGTCGACCTATACCCT